TTATATCCGAGTCTTCAGTGCATATAACATTTCGAGCGCTTTACGCGGCGTCAAGTCATCCAGGTCAAGCTTTGCCAACTCATCCAGCACCGGATGGGGCAGGCTGGCGAACATATCGCTCTGATGCGGCGCGGCAGGTTTCTTGCTGGCCTTGGCCGGGCTGGCGACTACCGTTTCATGGGGCAGCGCCGTGGTTTCCAAGCGGCTCAAATGTTCGCGGGCACGGGTGATCACCTCGTTCGGCACACCGGCCAATTGCGCTACGGCCAGGCCATAGCTCTGGCTTGCCGGCCCTGGCAGCACATGGTGAAGGAACACGATGCGCTCGTTGTGCTCAGTGGCATTGAGATGCACGTTGGCCACCAGCGGCTCGCTTTCCGGCAGCACCGTCAGCTCGAAGTAGTGCGTGGCGAACAGCGTGTACGCACGCAAATGCGCCAAGCGTTCAGCCGCCGCCCAGGCCAGGGACAGGCCGTCGAAGGTGCTGGTGCCGCGGCCCACTTCGTCCATCAGCACCAGGCTGCGTTCGGTGGCGTTGTGCAGGATGTTGGCGGTCTCGCTCATTTCCACCATAAAGGTCGAACGGCCACCGGCCAGGTCATCGCTGGAGCCGATCCGCGTGAAAATACGGTCCACCAGCGACAATTCGCAACTGGCTGCCGGTACGAAGCTGCCGATATGCGCCAACAACACGATCAACGCGGTCTGGCGCATGTAGGTGGATTTACCGCCCATGTTCGGACCGGTGATCACCAACATGCGAGTATCGTCGTCCAGCGACAGGTCATTGGCGACGAACGGCGTGGTCAGCACCTGCTCCACCACCGGGTGACGGCCTTGCACGATGCGCATGCACGGTTCGCTGACAAACCGTGGGCAATTGAGGTCCAGGTTCAGCGCACGTTCGGCGAGGTTGCTCAACACATCCAGTTCCGCCAGGGCGGCGGCGGTGTCTTGCAATGGCGCCAGGCGGCTGATCAAGTCCTCGAGCAAGGCTTCGTAGAGCATCTTTTCCCGCGCCAGGGCGCGGCTTTTGGCCGACAGCGCCTTGTCTTCGAACGCTTTGAGCTCGGGGGTGATAAAACGCTCGGCGCCTTTGAGGGTCTGGCGACGTTGATAATCGATAGGCGCCGACTCGGCCTGTTTGCTCGGCAGCTCAATAAAGTAGCCATGCACGCGGTTGTAGCCGACTTTCAGGTTAGCCAGGCCGGTGCGGGCTTTTTCGCGGGCTTCCAGGTCGATCAGGAACTGCCCGGCGTTTTCGCTCAGCGATTGCAGCTCATCCAACTCGCTGTCATAGCCGGTTTTCAACACGCCGCCGTCACGAATGATCGCCGGTGGGTTGTCGATGATGGCCTTTTCCAGCAGCGCTGCGAGGTCCGGGTAAGTGCCGGCCGTCACGGCTAGCTGTTGCAGGTGCGGTGTGTCCAGTTCGGTCATCGCCACTTGCAACTGCGGCAGCGCGGTCAAGGCATCACGCAAGCGCGCCAAGTCACGGGGCCGCGCATTGCGCAGGCCGATCCGCGCCAGGATGCGCTCGATATCGCCAATCTCTTTGAGTTGCGGCTGCAATTTTTCAAAGCGGTAGCCGTCCAGCAGGCAGGTAATGGAAGACTGGCGCGCTTGCAGCACCGTCAAATCCCGTAGCGGACGGTTTAACCAACGGGTCAGCAAACGGCTGCCCATGGCAGTCTGGCAACGGTCCACCACCGATTGCAGAGTGTTATCACGCCCACCGGCCAGGTTGGTATCCAGCTCCAGGTTGCGACGGCTGGCGCCATCGAGCACCACGGTATCGTCCAGACGCTCATGGCGCAGGCTGCGCAAATGTGGCAGGGCAGTACGCTGGGTTTCCTTGGCGTAGCTGAGCAAGCAGCCTGCGGCGCCGATGGCCAGGGTCAGCGTCTCGCAACCAAAGCCTTTAAGGTCCTGCACCGAGAACTGCTGGCAAAGACTTTTCAGCGCCGAATCGCGCTCAAAATCCCACGGCGCACGACGCTTGGTCCCACGACGTTTCTCTGCCGGCAAGTCCTTGGGCCAATCATCCGGAATCAACAACTCCACCGGATTGATCCGCTCCAGCTCCGCCAGCAGGTTCTCCCAGCCCTTGATCTCCAGCACGCTGAAATTGCCGCTGGTGATATCCAGCACCGACAGGCCAAACAAACGCTCATCGCCCAACACCGCCGCAATCAGGTTATCGCGACGCTCATCCAGCAACGCCTCATCACTCACCGTACCCGGCGTAATGATGCGCACCACCTGACGTTCTACCGGCCCTTTACTGGTCGCCGGGTCACCGATCTGCTCACAGATCACCACCGACTCGCCCAGCTTCACCAGCTTGACCAGGTAGCCCTCCAACGAGTGGTAAGGAATGCCACACATCGGAATCGACTGCCCCGCCGACTGCCCGCGCGCGGTCAGGGTGATGTCCAGCAGCTTGGCGGCTTTCTTCGCGTCTTCATAGAAGATCTCGTAGAAGTCGCCCATGCGATAGAACATCAACTGATCAGGGTGCTGGTTTTTCAGGCGCCAGTACTGCTGCATCATCGGGGTGTGGGAGGACAGATCGGAGGTGTTTTTACTCATTGGGTAATAGGCAAATTCGTTGAAAGTGATGGGGCAAAGGGGGCGCGTGGTCCAGTGTCGATCAGTTTAGAAAGGCGCACGTCAAAACAAAGCAGGTCGAATGTGGGAGCTGTCGAGCTTCAGCGAGGCTGCGATGGGATCACCGCGCTGTACCGGCGGGCCGAAGCACCCGCATCGCTGAAGTTCAAAAGCTCCACACCTTGCCCAATCGTGGTCGCTTAACTGATCGGCATTGGGCGCTTGGCCCAGCATTTTTTGCGATGGGCGCAAGGTTAACATGCGAAGTCGACCCTTCGCAGGTCGCAAACGACCCGGTAGAAATAGAAGGAGGGGCGGCGCATTTATCAAAATATGCCGCCCCCTTCTTTTTATCGCCCCCTTACTGAATGTTGCCGGGCGAATCCAACACCTTCACCACATCATCAACTACCGCCTTGACCATCTCCTGCAAGTAATGCGACGCCCAGGCATAACGGTCCGTCTCCTTGGTCATCGCCGCATCTTCTGCGAGCAGTTTGGCGATATGGAGAAGATCGGAGGCGTGGTGCAGGGCTTCTTGCAGGGAAACACCGCTGTTGACGCGGAATAGAGGTTGGTCGGAGTGAAAGGAGAAGGGGGTGACGCCGAGGGTGGTTAACGCAGGCGGATTTGTAGCGGTCATCGGTAAAACTCCCATATCAAGTGAGAGCTACCACGTTCGTTATCAGGCGAATGGGGTGGCAGCTGTGCGCAGGCTGATAAACCGGAGATACAGGAACCCGGCAGACCCGAAGGTCTCCCACGCACAGCCGCCATTGCACGAAATGAGGGGCGAAAAAAAACGCCTGCAAATCGGGTTTGGTGGCGCTTGTTGCGCCTGCATCTTGACGGGTTATCAGGCCCGGTCGCTGAATTGGCAGCGACGAATGGAAGGGTAGCGTGGTGATAGGGAGGGTGCAACTGGGAAACTGTGTCCTGGAAATAAATGCGTCCGCTTTTCTCCAGTAGGCAGCATTGGAGAAACACGCCTCCTAGAACGATGTGGCAGGTAATATCATGATTCGACTAGTTTGAACTTCGCAACCTGGAAAATTTATGACGAGTACCCTGAAGTATCAGATTCTTGCTGGGCTACCGGGCGAAGGGCCTCTTCCTTTGCAGTTCAGCGCTACCGGCCAAGGGCACCATAGTGAAGGATTCGTCATCAGGTTCTCGCCAGAGGCGAAGCCTTCTTGGGTGGGGAATTTTCAACCGGGTTTTTGCCGCTTCAGTTGCGTTCTGACGCTGGGTTCAACTTTTCATGTGATGATAGTTGCCGGTGGTCAGGGTTATATCGTGGACATTCGTAGCGGCGTTCTCTTGAAGCATTTCGGTGGCGATATCGAGTACTTGGTCAGCATTCCAGAATTAGACAGCATCCTTGTTTCAAATGGGGTGTGGCTCAGGCTTGTTAAAGGCGAGGCTGAGGTCTGGTGCTCTGAGCGCCTGTCTCTGGACGGGATTAGAAATATCCAAATCTCGCTCGCGGATGGGATCATTACAGGGGAGGGATGGTATGTAGACGATTGCTGGTATCCGTTCAAAGTCTGCATCTCCTCGGGTGAAGCTACGGGAGGGGTTTTCGAGTCGCTTGACTTCAGCTAAGTCCATTTCTGCGTTTCTGAATGATTAGCTACCGGCCGCTCTGGAAGCAGTTCGCGCCGAATCACCAAGCAGTAACACCGCCATAACTCAGCGATTCATCGCTCTGATCACTCTTTTTTTTCAGCGCCATTTTTACAACCTGTCACGTTGGGATAAGGCAGGCAGGCCAGAATCATTTTACTCTTCGGTTCAAAGCCGATGCGATCAATGCCGGGAAGGTGATGATCTGGCTTTTGCGCAGCATATTAAGCCTTCAAAGTTGGAATGACTGCGCGGTCCAATAGGCTATTTGGACCTACGCCCACTAGCCGGAAACAACCCTCGGATCACCCCAAGAAACGCCGCAAACAGATTGATCGAAGTTGCCGTAGTGATAGCAATCAATACATTGTCCGAGAACGGCGCTTTACCCGAGTAATACGTCGACCACCCATTCCACACCAGCAGAACCGCCCAGAAAATCACGCCACATGCCGCAAACCAAAACGCCCGACCCGCATATTTCTTGCGCAGTTGCCTTTCGGCCTTCTGGTCTTTGAGGTTCTGGTTTCTTTCATCGTCGGTGCCTATGGCTTGCTCGCCACCGGCTTGGGTGTCCTGGTCAGGCCCTGCCGCGGGGGGCAGGGTGAGTTCCAGGTTGTCGAGTTCTTCACTCACGGATGCGGCTCTTTGGGTGAATGAGTGTGGCCATGTCTTCCCAGTCGATGGCGGAACCGTCGGCGCCCTTGAGGGCCCAGGCTGTGCCGTCCTCGTGGGAGAGGTTGGACAGTTGGGTGCCAGACCACTTGCCGTATTTGTTGATGATCCGGTCAATCAAACGATGGGTGTAGGTGTCGCTCTCAGGCACTCTCGGTGTCACGAACACAATGTCTTCGGCGTCGGGCTTCAGGTTGCTGAGCAACGACGTCACCGGACGATTACCGTAGGATTTCAACTCATGGTAAAGCGACGGGATGACCGGACCATATTGCCAGCGGGCAAAGTGATCATCCATAAGGGGCTGATCCCGTTCGCGCAAATGCCAGGACTGCGTATAAAACAGCAGTTTTTGCAGCTTCATGGGCGTCAGGCCCGGAAGCTTGCCTTCCTTCGCACGTTCAATGAAGGCGTTAGCGACAGCTAGCGCTGAATAAGCCATGAGCACCTCCGTCGTTGCTGGCTACGTTGTCCAAGAGTTTTATACATAGGCCTTGAGTTGTCGACATGCAAGGTGTCGACCGGCAGCAATACCAAGCTGTCGGAATAATAGGGTGTTGATAGCTGGTTGCATATACAGTATTTTGATTCGAATTAAGTGAAGTTCGGATGTTCAATGCATAAATATGCAAATTAGCATTTGCCAACCCCAAAAACTCCCGTCACTATCCGCGCTATGCAAAAACGCAACGTTTCTATCGTCTTAAGAGAATTGCTGGACCGCGACCGGATCTCCCCCACGGAGCTTCACCGACGCACTGGCGTGCCTCAATCCACACTGTCCCGGATCCTCAGCGGCAAGATCGTTGATCCGTCGGATAAACACATCTCCCGTATCGCCGAGTATTTTCGCGTGAGCACTGATTACCTGCGCGGGCGCGCAGCAGTGGGCGCTTTGCGCGATGACGGGCGCGACCCGATGCATTCGGAACTCAAGGACATAAGCCTGTGGGACGACGACACCCCCGTTAATGATGACGAGGTGTCGATCCCCTTTCTGCGCGAGGTTGAATTGGCTGCTGGATCAGGAAGATTCGTCATCGAGGAAAGCGAAAAGGCCAGCCTGCGGTTCGGCAAGCGCAGCCTGCGGCATAACGGTGTGCAGTTCGACCAGGCAAAGTGCGTGACGGTGCGCGGCAACAGTATGTTGCCGGTGTTGCGCGACGGGGCCACGGTAGGGGTGAATGCCGGCAAGAGCGGCATTGGCGACATCGTCGATGGCGACCTGTATGCCATCAATCACAACGGCCAGTTGCGGGTTAAACAGCTCTACCGCCTGCCTTCCGGTATTCGCCTGCGCAGCTTCAACCGTGATGAGCACCCCGATGAGGACTACAGCTTCCAGGAGATCCAGGATGAGCAGATCAGTATCCTCGGTCATGTTTTCTGGTGGGGCATGTACGCCCGCTAACCTCCACGCGTAAGAAGAAACCCGCCCATGTGCGGGTTTTTTTTCGCCCCTAGAAAACCGGCCAAGCCCAAGCCCGCAAGGCTTCTAATGCATCAATGCATTCCCATGGCAAAAATAAATGCATCTATGCATTGACTGTATATGCATACATGCATATTCTTCATCTCAAGCCAGCCAACAAGGCCTGGTGGAGGCGGCAAGGATGCTGCCAAGGAAGACAAGGAAGGCACGCAACATCGGCAAGGACGCCATCGAAGCGATGGCAGGGATGCCAGGCAACACCGGCAAGGATGCCGACGCTCTTTAGTTTCAACGCTTCAACAACAGGCAGCGATGAACCGGCCTTAACGGTTCAGAGGGTTGGCAACTGACCCGGGTGTGCAGCGTAAAGCACCAGAAGCAGTTATCCGGCAGACAGGGATCGTGGTCGGAAAAACATCGAGGAAAGGACCGTACCGCGCCAGTAGCGCCGAAAGTCCGAGGACATCATTACTGAAAAGCCCGGGCGACCGGGCTTTTTGGAATGCCTACCTATCCAAGCATTTGTAAATGAAATACGGACTATTTATTGCTCAGCCAGGAGGCGTGACATGACAAATGAACAGCAAGCGTTAGCGGAAATGCCTATCTGGCTGGTGATCGTATTGGCGGTGATCGGCGGGGTCTCAGGTGAAATGTGGCGCGCCGATAAAGAGGGCGCACGTGGCTGGTCGCTGATCCGCCGGCTGGCCCTGCGTTCCGGGGCATGCATGGTCTGCGGGGTGTCGGCCTTGATGCTGTGCTACGCCGCCGGCATGTCGATCTGGACCGCCGGCGCCATTGGTTGCCTGACCGCCATGGCCGGTGCCGACGTGGCCATCGGCCTTTATGAGCGATGGGCGGCCAAGCGCATCGGGATCAACCAAGGCTCCGGCCAGGACCCGCACTAATCGTTGCAAGGACGCGACTTAAAATGACGTTTATCGAAAAGCCATCCCAACTGCCCCAAGCCATCGGCGCGGCGCTGCATGCGGCCTTCCCGGACATCAAGGTTGGCAGTCACCAGGACTTTCAAGGCGATGCTGAACAAACCGGCGTAATGGTTACGGTCGAAGGCAATGGCCCGGGCATTCGCTCCCGTGAAGGGCGCAAGGCCCACGTTCTGGCCATTTCACTCAGGGCCATGGTCGCCCCCGGTGCATTGCCGTTCGATGCCTGCGACCTGGCCAGCCAACTCATGGACCTGGTGCTGGATAACCGTTGGAACCTGCCCCAGGCACAGTGCGATTTGCCGGCGAATATCGTTGCTGCTCCCACTGTGCGCATGTCCGTGCAAACGGACTACGACACCTGGACGGTTTCCTTCACGCAAACCCTCTATCTAGGGCCGACATTACTCGACGATCCCACAGGCCAGCCGCTATTTGCCTGCACCTGGGACGTCTCCAACATCGACGACCCGGCTCACTACAAGCCACTGGCGGAGTAGCCCATGTTCGACGCGCTGTTACGCATGCAATTGGGACCGATCGTCGAACGCCTGGCCGAGATGGAGTCCCAGCTCGAGGACCTCTACCGCCGCGCCGAGAGCTTTTGTCGGATCGGCATTTGCCAGCAGGTCGATGCGGCCAGCAACACCTGCAAGGTCAGCCACGGTGACCTGCTCACCCCGGCGATCCGCTTTTTCAACCCCAGTGCCGGTGCACAAACCGAAACCCGCATTCCCACGGTGGGTGAGCAATGCCTGCTGCTCAACTACGGCGGGGGGGAGGGTGGTGTGCAATCCGTGGCCCTGTTCGGCCTTAACAGTGATCGCTTCCCGCCGGTCTCCAGCGTGGCGACGCTGACCCGGCGCCGACATCAAGACGGCACCCAAAGCGACTACGACGACGCCAGCCACACCTTCAACTGGGTCAACGGCCCGACCACGTTCAGCGGTTCCCGCGAACAGGTTGACGTCAAAGTCGGCGCCACCAGCCTGACCCTCAGCGCCCAGGGCATCACCCTGCAAGTCGGTGGCACCAGCCTGTTGCTGGATGCCGGCGGCGCGCACTTCAGCGGCCCGGTGGTGGACCATCAAGGACGCGTCATCAGCCCCCGATAAGGACACCCCATGCTCGGAATCGATAGGAACACCGGGGCGGCCGTCGACGACTGGCTGCAATTTGTGCAGCGCGCCACCCGAGCGCTGACCACCCCTGTGGGCACTCGCCAGAAACGCCCGTTGTACGGCTCGCTGATCCCGCAATTGCTCGGCCAAAACCTCGGTGACGACCTGTTGATCCTCGCCCAGAGCCACGCCGCGCAAGCCTTCTACAACACCCACAACGGCATCGGCGACTTCGACCCTCAGGTCATCGTCGCCACCCGCCAAGGCGCCGGCCTGCTGTTGCGGTTTGCCGGCACCTGGAAAAACCGCCAACAATCCTTCGAGGTCGTGACATGAGCATGCTGATCCCCGGCCAGAACCAACTGGCGGAACCGGCCATCATTAAGGTCGATGAGTTCGAACCGTTGCTGGCCGAATTCAAAGCGTTTGTCATCGACTACGTCGCCACCCGCGCACCGCAAAGCGCAGCCAAACTCCAGGTCAGCCTCGACAACGAAAGCGAACTGCTGACCCTGGCCCTGGAAGCCTTTTGCGTGCGTCTGCAAACCCATGAGCGCAAATACAACGCCCGCATCAAGCAGATGCTGGCGTGGTGGGCCACCGGCAGCAACCTCGATGCGCGCCTGGCCGATATGGGCCTGGAACGCCAAGTACTCGACCCAGGCGACCCGGCCGCGTTCCCGCCGGTGCCGCCCACCTTGGAAAGCGACGACGACGCCCGCCTGCGCTACTACCTGGCACCCCACGCCCCAGCGGCGGGCTCGCGCATGCAGTATCGCCGCGAAGTGTTCACCTTGGGCGAGCGCCCAGCAGTGAAAGTACAAAGCGCGACACCCGGTGTGGTCACGGTCACCTACACCTTCGACCCCGACGGCTACGCGGCCCAGGTCAAGGACGGCAACGCTCGCCGCACCGCACCGGGTGAAGTCATGGTCACCGTGCTTTCCAGGGAAGGCGACGGCACGCCATCTATCGACTTGCTTGACGGCGTACGTCGACATTTCGCACGGCCAGATGTAAGGCCGGAAACCGATCTAGTCAGCGTCCAAGGCGCGCAGATTCAACCCTATAAAATTCGCGTGGTGGCCAAGATCAACGCCGGCCCGGACTCGGGGCTGACCCAAGTGGCGGCGCAGAAACTGCTGCAAGACTACGCAGAGTCCTGCCACCGCCTGGAAGGGCGGGTGGACCCCAGCTGGATCGACTACGCCATCCACAGTGCCGGCGCTGCGCAACTGCACATCCTCGAACCGCTGGCGCCGATTGTCAGTACCGCGTTCCAGGCCCCGTATTGCACGGGCGTCGAGGTGGAGGTGCGCACGCTATGAGTGAACCCAAAGCGAGTTTGCTGCCCGCCAACAGCTCACCGCTGGAAAAGGCCCTGGACCTGGGCTTCGGCAGATTGCTTGAGCGCGTCACCCCGCCATTTCCGGCGCTGATGAATCCGCTGTACACGCCCAGCGAATTCCTGCCTTACCTGGCCGCCGACCGCGGCGTCAGCGAATGGGATGCCGAGGCCAGCGAAGCGGAAAAACGCCTGACCGTGGCCTTGTCCTGGCAGATCCAGCGCCAGGCCGGCACACCCAAGGCACTGAGCCATGCGGTGGAGTCATTGGGCTTCACGCCCAATATCAGCGCCTGGTACCAGCAACGTCCGCTCGGCGTGCCTTACACCTTCGACGTGCAGGCGATCATCGGGCGCAGTTGGTCCAGCGGCGACCACAACCGGCTGATCCGCCGCATCAACGCGGCAAAAAGTGAGCGCGATCAGGCGACGATCACCATCGTGCATGAGACCGAAGGCCAGCTCGCGCTCACGCAAGTGCTCGACGCGCCTTTAAGCGACGGCGAGTTCTATCTGAACGGCGCGTTGCCGGAATTGGCGCTGGTGGCTCGGCTCAACAGTGCCGGGATTACCCAGCACTACACCATAAACGATTACGACCTCAGGGCGCAGCCATGACAGATGAAATCACGCGCCTGGTGCGCTTCACCTCCAAAGGTTTGGATGAAGTGCTGCAGGCAAAGAACCAGGGCCTCAAAGGCGAAATCACCCACATCGGCGCCGGCACCGGCCGCTACAACCCCGACGGCACGGAAGTGGCCTTGCGTGACGAGCGCCAACGGGTGGCCATCGTCGATTACGAAGACCTGGGCGAGCGCCAACTCAGGATGGCCGCGCTGTTTGATGGCGACGGCGAGTATGAGATTGGCGAGTTCGGGTTTTACCTCGCCAGTGGGACCTTGCTGGCGGTGTATTCCGTGGCGGGGAAGTTGCTGACGTATAAAGCAGCAGCGGCGCGGGTGCTGCAGAAGTTTACGCTGGATGTTTCGCCGTTGCCGGCGGATAGCGTGACGATTGTGGTGGGGAGTGAGAACTTGAATCTGTTGTTGGCGGAGGAGATCGCGATTATGGCCGCGGCTTCGGTTGGCAATATGTCCCGCCACGTTGATTTGATGTTTCGGGTTATGCATCTTGAAGCGAAGTAGTAGCACTGACAAAAGTGCTGGAAAGATTAACTGACAGGGAGTTGATGATGGGACTTGAAACGACTATCACGAAGGTTGTGGATGCATGTAACAAGCTTACGGAGACGGTTACCAACCAAATTGGGAAGATTGATGCGCGGGTAGAGGCTGCTTCGAGTCAGTTTACTGCTTGGCGTAACAGTGTGCAGGCTAAGGATATTAATGGCCGTGCCTCTTATACACAAACAATTGATCTTACGGGACTTTCTACCAATATTTTTTATCCGGTCTGGTGGCGTATGCCAGGTAACGAGAGAGGTATGTCGGAGATCATAATTTCCAGGAACTATGGCTTGGACGCAGGCCTCAATCCATTCAACAACAATTTTGAGCCACATGTCGCCGGTCTAAATCTGCAAATGGAGGGCTGTGGGATCCCATGGAATGGGGACGCTAATTTTTTGACTATCAAGCGTATCTCTCAAACCTACCGAGAGACCGTCCGTCGTGCTCAATTCGGGATGTGGTCGTACGTCCGTCCGGTCACTGGCTTGAAGCCCATCTGGCTTAACCAGATACCAGGCACATTGGTCTCGTCCCCGCAGGAATCTGGCTGCTATTTGCGTGGCGGGCTGACGTATATCGTCACCAAGAGCTTTGAGGAGCCTGTGAAGTACAGTCGCTCAGATGCTGAAGTGGAATTGAGCCAAGCAGTGACCCCTGAATATGAAATTTGCTGGAAGGTGAAACCGTTTGCGATAACCGCCACCGAACTTGGAGAAACTTATCCGGAAAGCCGGTTGGCTTATACGTTGGATAACGATCTGCGCTACACAGCAAAAGGGGTATGAAGATGGCTGGATATATCAAAGAACTACTGCTGCCCTCGGGTGAGACGCTGATTAATGTTCCTGCGGACCGCCCAACCCTGATGGCATTGGGATTTGACGAGGTTCGCGCAGATGAACTGGTCATGCAGACGGAAAGCAGTGCCAAGTTGGAAAGTGTTATCTCTGCGCGTCGTACGTTGTACGTAACTGAAGCTGACCCTTTGTTTCTGGAATGGCAATACGACGAAACTCCAGAAAAAGAAAAGGCCTGGCGTGACAAAGTCGCCGAAATCAAGGCGCTCTACCCCTTGCCTGATCGCAACTGATCCCCACCGCGAAAGCGGTTTTTTTTCGCCTCCCCAAAGCCCCTCCCCGCAGGGGCTTTTGCATTTTCCACCCGGAGATTTCCACCCATGCCCACCCGCCAAACCTACACCGTCCTCATCCCATTCCCCATCGGCAACGGCCATTGGTCCACCGCCGGCGAGGAGCTGGAACTGCTCGACGTCGAAGCATCCGCCCTGCGCACCGCTGGCCGTCTGGAACTGACCAGCGTCCTCAACTCCACCCCCCAGAAGGCTGAATAACCATGGCAGAAGTCCTGAACTTCGAGCACAACGGCATCACTGTGAATGCCACTGAATCCCCCGAGGCCATGGGTGGCCTTGGCGATAACGTCATTGGCCTGGTCGGCACTGCGCCGAATGCCCATGCGTCGATCCCGAAAAACGCGCCGTTTCGCATCAACAGCTTCACCACCCAGGCGCTGCTGGACCCTACCGGCACCGAGTCAGGCACCTTATTCCAGGCGGTGTACCAGATCCTCAAAGTGGTCAAGGTGCCGGTCTATGTGGTGATCGTCGAAGAGGGCGCTACCCCGGCCGACACGATCAACAATGTGATCGGCGGCAACGACCCGGTCACCGGTCGCAAGCTGGGCCTGGCGGCCCTGAGCAGCGTGCCTGAAGACCTCACCATCATCGGCGCCCCTGGCTTCACGGGCACCAAAGCCGTAGCCGGTGAGTTCGCCTCGTTCGGCAAACGCATCAAGGCCCGTGTGGTGCTCGATGGCAAGGACGCTTCCGTTGCCGACCAAGTGACCTACAGCGGCGAACTGGGCGGGGCTGACCTGGGCTTCGACCGTTGCCTGCTGGTGCACAACATGCCGTCGGTGTACTCCAAAGCCGCGAAGAAAAACGTGTTCCTGTCGCCATCCTCGCTGGCCATCGCCGCACTGGCCAAGGTCAAGCAGTGGGAAAGCCCGGGTAATCAGGTGACCTTCGCCGAGGACGTTTCCCGCGTGGTCGAGTACAACATCCTCGACACCTCCACCGAAGGCGACCTGCTCAACCGCTATGGCGTGAGCTACTACGCCCGCACCATCCTCGGCGGCTTCTCGCTGCTGGGTAACCGCTCCATCACCGGCAAGTTCATCAGCTACGTCGGCCTGGAAGATGCCATCAGCCGCAAGCTGGTCAAGGCCGGCCAGAAAGCCATGGCCAAGAACCTCACCAAGTCCTTCATGGACCAGGAGGTCAAGCGCATCAACGATTGGCTGCAAACCCTGGTGGCCGACGAAACCATTCCCGGCGGCAGCGTGTACCTGCACCCGGAACTGAACAGCGTCGAGAAGTACAAGAACGGTACCTGGTTCATCGTCATCGACTACGGCCGCTACGCGCCGAACGAACACATGGTTTATCAACTCAACGCCCGCGATGAAATCATCGAGCAGTTCCTGGAGGACGTTCTCTAATGTTTACCAACCGAGTCAGACAGGCCATTGCGGCCACCCTTCAAGGCCTGCCGTTGTCGGCAACCGTCGATTCCTTTACGCCGCCGAAAATCGAGTTCGAGATGGACCCGATGACTGGCGGACGCTTCATCGCCGAGGAGGTCGCCAAAAGCGCCAAGGTGCTGAATGCAACCCTGGTACTGCAAGGTGTTGGCGCCCAAGTCCTGCTGGCGCTTGGCGTCACCCAGGGTGACGACATCCTGTTGAACGTGCGTGAAGCCGGTCAGGATCAGGACGGCAAGACCTACTTCACGTACCACACCGTGGGCGGCAAGCTGAAGTCCCTGGCCGAGACGGCGCTGACGATGAACGCCAAGCCGGTCACCACTCTGGAATTGTCCTGCCGTACCTACAACCGTCTGGAAAATGGCATTCCAGTGATCGACATCGACGTGCGCACCCAGAAGTTCGTGCTCAACGGCGTCGACATTCTTGGCGATGCCCGCCGCGCTGTGCTGATGCCTTAAGGGCCGGCGCAATCTGAAGCGAGCACGGTCAAGGTGGGAGCTGGCTTGCCTGCGATGCAGGCGACTCGGTCTCCCTGGAGCATCGAGTGGATGCCATCGCAGGCAAGCCAGCTCCCACAGGGGCCGTGCTCAGGTTTAGATTTTTCGCACTTTTCAACACCGCTCAACAAGGAATTCCCCATGGCCTGGATGCCTCCGTTGCACGTCCTGCTGTCCCCGATCACCGCCGACACCGGCGCGACGATCGAGCAGGTTCAACTCAAACCGTTGTTCTACGCCGCGCAAAAAGACGCGCTGGCCCGGGCCGGTGATGACGAGGACGACCAGTTCTTTGAACTGGCGAAACTCGCCACCGGCCTGTCGGAAAAAGAGCTCGACCAACTCAAGCGCCCGGACTACGTGAGCATTGCGCAGTACGTACACGAAATGTCGACCCGACCTGCATCGTTTTTTCTCGCGCAAACCGATAGCCCGCGCGAGTCGTTGACGTGCGAACAGGTTGCCCTGCTGCTGCCGCTGGACGCGAGCGGTCGCACTCTCACCAGCGTCACCCTGGAAATGCCCGCCTTGCGCGCTACCAAGGTGATGAAAAAGCTACCCACTAACAAAGACCGTGCCGAGTTCATCACCGCTCACTGCACCGGCCTGATGATTCCCGATCTTGCCGGCCTGACCGTGCCCGACTGGACCGAACTGCAGGAGCGCATTGACGATTTTTTAAACAAACCGGCGGACTTCTTTCGGAACGCGACATCGAAGTGATCCTCGATGTAGTGCCGCTGGTTTACTCGGTAAGCGAAGCGGAAATCCTCGACTGGGACGCCGGCAAAGCAATGCGCCGCTACGACATCGCAATCAGTCGTCTTGGCGTTAAACAGGAGTAGAGCGCAATGGCAGACAGTAACCATGGAGCGGGGTCAGCCATTGCCAAGGAAGGCGTGATGACTCAGGGCTCACTTGCAATGGCAGGGGCACAAGCCAGCCTCAAGCCTATGGCGCAAACCCTGGCTAGCCCGCTGGAGGCACCGGGGAGTGCGGCGAGTTTGGCACTGGCATTGGCCGATGCCAGCTTGCAGATCAAGCATCTGGCGGACGGGCAGGTACGGTTGGTCGATACGCTGGAGCTGTTCAACGTCTCGTTGCTCAAGGTGATGGACGCCCGGCAAGCTCAAACTGCCGGGAACGCAGAGGGTACGAAGACCGTCGCGGCTACAGACAAGCGCACACCCTCGCAGGCGCTGGACGCCGCGATGACCGATATTGATCAACTGTTGATGTTTGCCCGGCATGAGCGCAAGGCATTGCGTGAAGCCAACCTTGCCATGGCGTCCGAGCCGGTGGTGGCTGCCAGTGGTGCCAGTGCCGTCGACCTCGCGAAGGTCGAGTATGCCGCCGCCCGTTCCGGTATCGGCAGTGACCGTAAGGACGCTTCGGGCAATATCGACCCCGTTGGGCGCCGGGCAGATCTGCAGCAGTTCGCTCGCGACGCTGCGATCATGGCGACGGCGTTCAAGATCGACGTCAAAAATGCCGGCGAACTCATGGGCGGCTGGCGCGAGTCAATGCACCTTGATCGCGCACAAGCCTTGGACCTTGCCGACGCAACAAACGTGCTGGGCACTCAGGTATCGCTCAAGGCCGAATCGGCGGATATCGGCGCTATTGTGCAACTCCAGGGCGCTGCCGCGAAGGCTGCGGGCATGAGCCCCGAACAGGCAGCAGCGCTTTCGGCGGCATTGTTGAGCGCAGGTAACAGCAAGGCTGTTGCTGGTGCCGGGCTGGAAAAAATCAGCGCCGTCCTGGCTAAAGGCGACAACGCCTCTGCAGGGCAACGCAGTGCCTGGGCAGAGCTCAAGCTTGATCCAAAAGTACTCGCGGCGGGCATGAAACAGGACGCCCCACAGGCCGTGCTTACGGTGCTGGAGGCGCTCAAGTCGCAACCCGCTGAAAGGCAGGCGGTGCTGGCGACGCAGTTGTTCGACGGCAACCAGACGATTCTGAGCCTGGTACCGGTGATCGACAGCGTGAAACAGGCCTTTTCGCTGGTCGCAGAAAAATCCACCTACGCCACTTCGACGCTGGGCGACCAAGGTTCGGTGCTGCGTTCGGCCGCGGTTCGTGCGGACTCTACTTACGCACGTCGGCAAGCCTACGAGGCCAGTACCACACGCTTGAGCACCGCCTCTGATACAGCGTTGGCCCCCGTTGTGGATACCTCGCTGACCGCAATGAACGGCCTGGTCAGTGGCGTGGCTTGGCTCGCGGAAGGCCTGCCCAAGGCTGCCGCAGCCGTCACCCTGGCGGGGGCGGTGCTGATCCCGGTGGTTTCCGGTGTTTTCGGTGCCGTGAAGGACAAGATTTTCGAAAAGGTCGCAGGGAAAGTGCTCGGAGAGGGGCCGGCAGCAGGGAATAAAACCACACCGCCGGACAGCCAGCGCAAAGCCCCGAGCAATGACGAGCACAGCGGTAATCGCCCGTCTGCTTCCGGCCCTGGCATCTCTGGCAAAGCGGCGAAGGTGAGCACGCTGGCCAAAGGGGGGGCCCTGGGTTTGGTGGTGGCCCAGGCCGGTGTCGAGATGACGCGAGGCGCGATGACCGGAAACCTGGGTCAAGCGGTTGGCACCAGCGTGGGCTCTATCGGCGGCGGTGTTGCCGGCGGTGTCGTTGGTGATGTGGCAGGGATGGCGATTGGTCGTGCGGTCGGCACGCTGGCGGGAGCTGTTATCGGTTCGGTCGTTCCGGGTGCCGGCACAGTGTTGGGCGGTGTGATGGGCGGCGTCGCCGGGGGCGCAATCGGTAAGGTAGTCGGTGGTGCCGTGGGCACTTTCGTGGGCAGTGACGTCGGTGCGTGGCTTGCTGAAAAAGTGATGGGGACGGGCGATCGCCTGCCATCCCCCACAGAGGTCAGCAAAAACCTCAACGCCCCTCAAGCCGACAACCGCCAAATCAACTTCGCCCCGCAAATCACCATCACCGCGCCTGAGCAAGCCAGCCATCAACAACTGGCGGCGCTCGTGGTGCAACAGATCGAAGCGCAATTTACTCCGCTGTCGATGGACAACCTGCTGGCGACCCGACGCGGCGCAGCACTCACCGATGGAGCTGTGTGATGCGACAACAGATGGTCTTGGGTACTTTTATTTTCGGGCTGTCCCGTGGATTCGCCTACGACACGCTTGATCGTGGTAGCAGCGGGGGCTGGGTCAGTCTCGACATCATTGCCGGCAAACCTAAATCCAGCCAGGTCGGCCAGGGGCTCGAAACGCTGGCATTGGGCGGCAAGGCTGCGCGCGCCAAGGGCATGGCGCGCCTGGATGAATTGCGCGCCCTGCAGGCCCTGCGGACGCCGTTGCCTTTGGTGGACGGATTAGGGCGTAACTGGGGGCTATGGACCATCAAGTCGATCAGTGAAAAACAAACCAGCGTGATCGACGACGGTACGGCCATGGTGATCAATTGGTCGTTGGTACTGGAGGAGTTCGTCAATGCGTAGGGTTCGAAGTATTGCCGGCGACTCGGTGAACCTGTTGCTCTACCGCCAACTGGGGCGCAGTGATGATGCCGCAGAAGAGGCGTTGTGGCGCTTGAATCCGGAGTTGGCCGAACAGGGCGCAGTACTGCCTGCGGGCGTCAGTGTGCTGGTGCCCGAATTGGATGCGCAACCGGCCGCAAGTCGACCGGTTTCCGCCTGGGATTAAGGAGCCATTATGGCACTCGGTTTTACACCTGTAGTGGAGCTTTACGGAACCAATGCCGCGCTATTTAACGAGCGGCTATTGGAATGGGAACACACCGACGCAGCGGGGTTTGTATCTGATCAACTGAAGTTGACCCTCGATATCGAGGGGCTTGAAGGGCTGCCCGATCTGGGCGGCAAAATTGGCCTGCGTATCGGCTACCTGGAATCGGGCCTGGTGGATAAGGGCGTGTTCAAGATCACCCAGCGCACGCCCTCTATGTTCCCATTGCGACTGGTGCTGGTGGCCACGGCGGCACCGTTCGACGAGCACGAATTCAAACAGCGCCGCACCGCCAGCCATGGGCCGATAACCCTGGGTGCGCTGTTTCGTCAACTGACCACTCGGTACGGTTTTTCACCGCGTGTGGCGCCTGAACTCGACGGTGAGCCCATCGCACACATCGATCAGACCAATGAAAGCGACATGGCTTTTCTCACGCGCTTGGCCAAGCGCTTCGATGCGGTGGCCAAGCCTGTCGATGAGCTGTATGTACTGGGGCGTAAAGGCCAGATCAAGACACTGTCGGGCAAGGCAATGCCGGATGTGCGGTTGTCGATTACTCATGACAATCGTCCAGGCGAGCGTGCGTTCATCAGCGCCAGTTTCACCGACACCAGCCGTGCCAAATACAACGGCGCGCAAACCTCATGGTGGGATGCCGCAGGCGGCAAACAGCATGTCGTCCAGGTGGGCGTCGCTCCCTTCAAAGTGGTGACACAGCGATACCAGAGCGAGGACGAAGCGCGCTCAGCGGCGCAGGGAGAGATGCGCCGCGTGGGGCGTGAAGGGTTGCAGATTGATGTGGTCTGCCCTGGCAATCCTTCGTTGGCTGCTGAAGGCCTGTTGCTGCTGGATGAGTCGTGGCCGGGGTTCATGCAAGGGCGCTGGTCGATTAAAACGGTGAAATCCAGGGGCGAACGCAAAGGTGGCTATCGGAGTACGGTCCAGGCCAGCGGTTTGTCGGTGTAGAGGCTTCCTTAGAGTAAAACCCATGGTCATCACACATGCTCAGCTTCTGGGTGTCATGCCTGGAGCCCGCCTTCGCGCGGGCTTTTTTTTAACCTTTCTAAATGCGGCCTTCGCTGCACACCAGATCAATACGGCCCGTCGCGTTGCCGCCTTCCTCGCCCAAGTTGGCCACGAGTCTGCCCAGTTGCAGTACGTGCGCGAATTGGGCAGTGATCAATACCTGAGCAAGTACGACACTGGCAGCTTGGCCGCGCGGTTGGGCAACACCCCCGAAGCGGACGGAGATGGGCAAATGTATCGGGGCAGGGGGCTGATCCAGATCACCGGGCGCCGCAATTACATGGCATGCAGCCAAGCGCTGTTCGGTGACGATCGCTTGCTTGGACAACCGCAGTTGCTGGAGCAGCCACAATGGGCCTGCGAATCCGCCGCCTGGTTCTGGCAAAGCAACGGTCTCAACGAGCTCGCCGACAAAGACCAGTTCACCACCATCACCCGCCGCATCAATGGCGGCCTCAATGGCCTGGACGACCGTTTGCAGTTGTGGGCGCGGGCGAAGGCAGTGCTATGCGTTTCCTAG